CCGAAAACGTTCACGGGGCCGGTTCGTAATGCACAAAGCCGATCGCGATCAACGTCTCGAACAACGCCGGATCCGAGACGGTGTATTCGTCGCCCTCGGCGTGCGGATCGACGCTGTCCGTCGTGTGATACACGAGCGCGCACACGGTCGCCGGAAAGACGACCGCGCGCCCGTTGACGATCGTGGGAGTCGGATCCATCGGTTTAGGCCTTTCGAGGTTTCAGGTGCACCGGCGGCGCGACTGCGGGACGCTCGGCGCGGCGCGCCATCCCGTTGCCGATGATGCTCTCGGCGACGGTCACCGGCGACCCGTCGAGCGACAGATCGTCGGCGACCTCGTACGTGTCGCCGACGTCATAGGTGCGACCGTCGTACGTATGCCGAACGAGCACGAGCAGTGTCATCCGGCGTACGTCTGCACGGTGTAGGCGACGCATCCCGTGCGCGCCTTTTTCCAATTGATAAACCGCTCCGCACGCAACCCGACGAGGTTGTTTTGCCAGAGCGAGGTTAGGACCGTCGTCGCGAGCGCGGGGTTGTCCGGCGCGGAATCCATCTGCACCGACGCCTCACGCGACACGTCGATCGTGACGCCGCCGTCGTCGGCCCACAGGATGCACCCCGGCGAGACGAGTACGACGTTGTTACCCGCCGATTGACTCGTCACTACTTTGAGGCCGAGCGGGCCAGTCCCGCCCGTCATCATCAGATTCGGCCACAACGGCTGTCCGAGGGGGTTGAGCGCGGCCGAGAGCGCGAGCGCGTTCGCCTCGGACATGATCAACGTCGCCCCCGAGATCGGGATCAACGCCGCCGTAAACGCGTTCATCATCGCGATCACGTCGGTCCGCGCGTTGGCGGGCGTCGTGCCCGCCGAGGTGATCGGCGTGACGCCATTCGTGATACTGCCCGGCGACACGCCCGCGACCGCGGCGACCGTGGGATCGATAAATTGCACGTCGAGGAATTGCGCGATCCCGTTGATCATGTCTTTTTGAATGATCGCCTCAGCCGACGGGTTGGAGTTGCGCGCGAGTTCCTCGGTGATCACGACGATGCCGGCGCACTTGGTGATCGTGATCGTGACGGTGCCAAACGTCAGCTTGGTGACGGGTTTCGGCGCGCCTTGCCCCACCCACCCGTACGTCCCGCCGCCCGTTTGCGCGGGGACCGACACGTTGAACGGGACGCGGATAAACCCGTCGACCTTGCCGAGAATCGTCGAGGGGCGCAAGAGCTCGAGAAACTCGGTCGCGAGCGGTTGGATCGGCGCGAGGGGGCCGGCCCATGTCGCGTCCGTCGACGTGCCTGGCGCCACGGCCGCTTTCAACACGAGCTCGACTTCGGGCGTCGAATCCTTCCATTGTTTCGACCACTCGACGGCGCGCAAGAGATCGCCGTGACAGGCCGCGACGGCCTGGCAGTACCGCACAAACGCCGTGCCTTTGGGTAACTGCGATTTGACTTGCACGATCGGCACGTTGCGCGCGGCCGCCGCGGCCGCGATGATCGGGACCGGCGCGACGGCGACGGCGGCGGCGGCGTTCGTTTTCTCCTGGTCGCGCAAACGTACGAGGTGCGCGTCGATCGACTTCACCTCGAGCGCCAGGCCGTCGTATTCCTCGGTTTGTGTGGCGTCGAGCGTGACGTTTTCGGCGGCGGCGGCCGTCATGAGCTCGGACATGCGCGCCGACTTCGTGCCGCGGGTTCTTTCAAACTGCGTGATCTGCTCGGTAATGGTCATGGGCGTATCGCCCCTTACGGCCCGGACTACGGGCAACCTATCCGCAACGCCGGATATGTGAAGGCCTGACGCGGCCGACGTGTCGAGTGACTTGATCGTGAGGATCGTTGCTTCGACGTTGGCCGGGACGGTGACGAGCGAGAGCTCGACGAGCTCGGTTTTGGTGAACCGGAGCCCGCCGTCTTTGATGGGTTCGATCCCGTTTTTCAGCGGGCGATACCCGACGGACACGCCGCGAATGATCCCGGCCTTGATCGACTGCCAGGCCTCATCGACCCGATCGCGGAGGCGGCCGGGTTCGTCGACGCGCGGGATCGCGGCCTCAAACGGCACGCCCGCGGCCGTCGGCTTGCCGAGCGTCGCGAGGCCGATCGGTTGTTCGCGATCGTGATGAAAAAGCAGCGGGATCGGATTGGTGAAGGTCGCGCCGAGGGGCTCGAGCACGTCGGCGCGCCGATCGGGCGTCGGCGTCGTCGCGATCCCGGTGAACGTACGCGCGTCGTCGTTGAAGGCCGCGACGTGCAACACGGCGTACGCGCGATTGAACACGGTGCCCGACAGCATGGGGCGACCTCAGCCTTTTGTCGATTTGTTAATAAGAAAACGCGTTTAGGACGTCGGGGCTTTGGGACGGTCGCGCAACGCGCGCCGGATCAATTCCGGGACCGTCGTCGCGTCGTGCTGCGCCTCTTTACAGAGATCCGCATACTGTTTCGAGGGTAATCCGATGCTCACCGGCACGACGCGATCATCGGGCATCAGCGGCGGCCGTCCGCGCGGGCGTTTGGGATCCGTCATCGCGTCCCCCCTAACACGAGCATTTGATACTCGCGCGGCCGCTCGGCCGGCGTGAGCAGGGCCGACAACGCTTGGAGCATCGCGTCGACGCCGTCGATTTTGTGCGGCGAATGCGGATCGACTTTTTTCGGCAACAACGTATCGTCGACGCCGCGCGTGACGACGGCATTAGAGATTTGCCACCGTAAGCACGCCGAGCCATCGTGGCGGATCTTGCCGTGTCGGACGCGCGTCTCGAGCTCGCGCGCCGGCGGCGTCATGGTTTTCCGGTTTTTGTCGAGGATTGCCGCGGGGAAACCGTCGCCGGCGAGCGCCGACACGATCCCGGCCGAGCCGAATTGATCAAACCGCAACGCGGCGACGTTGAACCGTTTACACGAGGCGCGCACGTCGGCCTCGATCCGCTGATAGTCGATCATGTCGCCGTCGGTGAGCACGAGCTCGCCACTGTCGGCCCACGCGCGATACTGCGGGACGGCGCGCGCGCGGGCGGCCACCACGTCGCGCGGACAGTAAAACCGCACGAACACGTGCACCAAGCCGGCGCGCTCAAACACCCACGCGAGCGCCGCGAGATCGTCGAGTTGCGCCAGGTCGCCGCCGATCCAGCACCGTTGCCCCGCGAAGGCCTCGAGCGTGAGCGTCGGATCCGCGCACCGATCCCAGGCCGCCACCGACAACCACGTACTCGCGGCGTTGGCCCACTCCGAGCACACCTTGACGCGAAACTCGGCCTCGAGCCCGGGCGTCGCTTGCGCGTCCAAGCAATACGATCGCACCCACTCATACGACGGGGTGATCCCGATCATCGGATTGGCTTTGATCCACGTGCGCGCGTCGCGCCAGTCGTCGCCCTCGTCGAGCGTGTAGACGAGCGCGAGCATGTGATCGGCCTCGAGCACCCCCTCGAGCATCTTGATCGCCGCCGTCCGCAACGCGTACCCGACGGACAGCAAATCGTACCCGGCCGTCGTCGGACACGCGATCAACGGATTGCGGCGCGCGCCCTGGCTACTCTTGAGCACGTCATGCAACGCGAAACTTTGCGCGTGCGACTCGTCGAGCACGATACACGAGGGGTTGAGCCCGTCTTGCGTCGAGGCCTTCGCGTTGATCGGTTTGATCGTCGCCTCGTCGCTGATAATCGCGTTGGCAAACGCTTGGAGCCCGTACGTCTCCCGGAGCCAGGCCGATCGCCGGACCATGCGTTGCGCGATCGAAAACACGATCCGCGCTTGTTGCCCCGTCGTCGCGCCGCATACGCCCATCGCGCCCGGCTCGTGCTCGCAACAGACGTGATAGAGCAAAATTCCCGCGAGTAGCGTCGACTTCGCGCCCTTGCGCCCGAGCTCGAGATACAGACTCGTAAACCGGCGCCGCGCGGGATCGTCACGCCGGCGCCACCCAAACAACGTCGACACGACGAACACTTGCCACGGCGCGAGCTCGATTAACGGCGTCGTCCACGTGCCCTCGGTGTGCGGCAACCGCTCGAGAAACGTACACGCGGCGATCGCCTCGGCGTCCGACCACACAAACGGCCACGCGGGATCCGCGGCCGCGCGCGCCCGATCGCGGCCTTGCCGCGCGACGGCCAGGCGCACCCACGTACACGCGACGATCGATCCGTCCGCGACGCGCCTCGCGTAGTCCGCGGCGAGCGCCAGGTACGCCCGGGGTGCGACAAGCGTCTCGAGGGGCTCGGGGCCGGGTTTGGGCCCCGTGCGGCAGGGTTTGAGCGTCTCGCGGCGCGCCTTCTCGGCGTCGTCGAGGCGTGGCCGGCCACGGGGACGCTTGCCCGGTTTGGGGGGCAAATGGCCGTAAACTTGCGCCGGCGTCCAATCTTTTTCGGGCACGGGGCGTATACTCCAACGCCCCACTTTTGCCGGTGGCGGTAACTCCAAACGGGGCCGCGTTGTCCTGGCGCGGCCCCTTATTCCTTATATTCAGCACCCGCCCGCTATTTTCAGCACTAGCCCTTGTGGCACCCGCAACCCCTTGCCACTAACGGATTTACGGACAAGTAGAAATCGGCACGGTCCCCGGTTTCCGGGTTCACGTGGCACGGTCTTTGATCCGCCCCCCCGCGCCGACACGAGCCAAACCGCGCTCGGCCTCGCGTTGTGTCTTGGCATCACTGCACGGCGTACAAATCGCTTGTACGTTGCGATCGTCGTCGAGGCCGCCCTCGGCCAGAGGGACGATGTGATCGCGCACGGTAGCCGGCCTGGCGCGGCCCATGGCGGCACACAGGACACAGAGCGGCGACTCGGCGAACAATCGGCGGCGTAGCGTTTGGAGTCGGCGGCCACGGATACGGGCGGGTGCGTCGGGACGATTCCATCCACCGCGGCCACCGTGCACGGTACAGCCGAGGCGCCCGCAGTGACCGCACGCGCGGATCGGTTGCCGTGGCATTTACCGGAACCCTAATTCCGCCAGGAGGGTCAGGCTGAGATCCCCGGCCGGGGATTGCTCCGGGTGTAACTCGCGTACATGCTCTTGTGCGCGTGCGCGGAGGAAGTGGGCGACCTCGAGCGCCGGGCCCGACATGACGATCCGCCACGCGCAGAACGCGCACCCCATGCTCACGCGGACCGGCGTCGTCGACTCGATCAACGTCACGGCCGCACCTTGAGCTTGCCGCGGGCGAACGCTTGATCCGCGGCCTCATATAGCGTGCGCGCATCGTCGATCCCCTCGAGGATCGCCGTTTCAGTTTTGCAAAACTCCAAAGCCAGCACGAACAGCGAATCGGGCGGATCCTTAATCCGGTTGCGATAGAACCATTGCACGTGCCGCGCGATGAGCGCCTCGTCGTCGGGCGTCACCGTTGCACCACCACGGCGACGACGAGCCGGTTACACGCGTCGCACGTGAGCGCGAGGGTGCCGGCCTTGGGATTGTAGGACGCGCGCAACCCGGCGAGCGGGTGACACGTCGCGCGCAAAATGAGATCGCTATCGTCGGGATCGCCGGTGACGGCCTCGAGCATGGCGCGCGTGAGCGGCGCGATCATCGCAACACACCGACGAGCAGCGGTGGCGGCGTCGGGATCTCGCCCAGGGTATACCGCCACAAGTGCAACACGTGCGGGTGATTGTTCACATACTCGGATTTGCGCGGGTGATACTGGATCACGAGATCCTCGTCGTCCCAACAGATCGCTTTGACATACGCCATTTCTTTCCACGTCGGCGTACGCATTTGTCGGCCGCGATCACGATGCGCGTGGATCGAGACGTGCTCCCACCCGGCCGCGTCGGGCACGTCGGGATCGGTGCCGTCGCTACATAAGACGGCCAGGCGCCACCCGGGCTCGGGCGACTCGAGGTTAAAGGCGCCGTTATTGCCGTCGCTCGGCGTCGTCGCGAGAATGTAGTGCGTCGTATCGCGCGCCGCTTCGGGCACATGAAACGCCATCACAACCACCCACCGTCGGCGCCCATGCCACCGTTACCATAGCCCCACACTTTCGCCTCGGTCCCTTTCACGTTGTCGATCGTGCATGCGGCGTAATACCCGCGCGCGGATCCGTCGATCTCGTCGGGGTGGAGCGATCCCGATCCCCAGGGATCGCCGGTAAATTGCTTGATCGCTTGATCCTCACAGAGTCGGAATTTGTGCAGATTGCCGTTTTCGCCAAACGTCCACAGCGAATCGACGATCCGCGCTTGGAGCTCGGGCACGTCCCACGACGCGTCGGCCTGATAGTCGATCCCGTCGACGTCGGCGCCGAGATCCTCCCAAAAGCCAAACCGGCCGCGCTCATCGCCGTCGGCAAACCACGCCGTGACGTGCGGATAAAAATGCGCCCAACACGAGACGCCGCGCGCGTGCGCCGTTTGTCCTACCCACTTGAAAATCTGGATCGTCGTGTCGCCGGGGACGTTGCCGCTATCCCACTCGAAACCCGGGATCACTTCGTCGACGACGCGCGCGGCGAGCAACGCCTCGAGCAACGGCCCGACGCGATCCTGATACTGTTGCGGCGTCATGTCGCGCGGATCGTAAACCTTGCTCCAGAGACTCACGATCACGTACCGCATGCCTAACCGCTTGAGCAACCCGCAGTCATCCACAAATTTTGCGATCGAGGGGTTGCCGCCGTACTCGGGCCCGTCGTACAGCGCATTACTCGCCCATCGGAGCCAATGGGTGTATCCGCGTTCACGGTGGCGATCGACCATGGCCGGCCAGTACTTCGATCGATCGTATTTGTAGTCGAGCCCGGTAATGATCCGCTCTGGAAATTCCGACGAGCCACCCGACGGGCCGCCGGGCACGGCCGGCAATCCCGCGCACGGCACGGCCCAAAAATCCCCGCGCAAGTAATCACGCGTCGCCGGCGGCGACCACGGCAACACGGAATCGTATGCGCCGGGCGGCGCCGGCGGAAACGGCCGCACGATCGGCGTGACGCTCGAGGCCGCGCCGTACTCGCTCCCGAGCAAGACGACGGATCCCGCTCTCACGACGACTCCACTATGCGAAACGCGACGATATGATCGGGCTCGTGATCGGGATCGGGCCGGTAGACGAGCAGATCCCCGCACGCGTCGGCCCAACACCACGGCGTGTCGGCGTGCTCGTCGGGCCGCGTCGGGCGAATCTTGCCGCCGGCCGACTCGGGCTCGACGACGAGCGCGGATCCATCCTCGTTGTAGCAAATCGTTTTCCCCGGCGACGCGCTCGAGGGTTCATACGTGCACGCCACGAGCACGGGGATCTCGTCGGTGATCAAAAATCGGTAGGACGCGGCCATACTGTCACCCCCTCACAATGGGCGGCGTTGTTGCGCGAATCGCCTCGCGTCGCCACCGTAGTAAATCGTGCATGCGTTGCGCGAGCTCCTCCGGACAGATCCCGCGCTCGAGCGCCTCGACGGTGATCTCGTCGAGATCGATCGTGTACACCGTGTCGCCTTTCGGAATATGGATCGCCTCGTCGCGCACGTACGCGGGCCCGATCGACGCGCGCCGGCGTCTCACGCCGTCACCGTTTCCGCTTCGAGGATGCGACGGGCGATCCACTCCGCGATTTGCGGGACGATCGCGTTCCCCAATCCTTTAAGGCGGTCCACTCGGTTGGGTATCCCATGAGCCACTCGACCCACGTCGGGTTCAACGCGCCACCAATCATGGCATTTGAGCGGTAGCGAGTTCCGCTCGTATTGGGAAGATCCGCCGTTCACGCGACTGATCGCAACCCGGATCGAAAAAGATCGGGAAGATCGGGAGGAACGGGAATCTCCCAACAGTCTTGATCCGTCCTCGGCATGATGACCCATCGAACGATGAGGCCCCACATGCCACCAAAAGCTATCAAGAAACATCACACGCCCGCGACATTGTCCGACGATGACCTCGGGTACGTGCGGCTGCCCGTCATTCTCGAATTGTTTCCCATCGGGGAAAGTTCGTGGCATCGCGGTGTACAGGCCGGGCTGTACCCGAAACCCGTGAAACTTTCCGAGCGCGTGAGCGCGTGGAAAATTTCAGACATCCGCAAGCTGCTGGCGGCGCGTGCCGCTGACGAACAGCCCTGAAACAGCAAACGGGGCCGAATGTCTCGGCCCCGTCTCTGTCGAGCACGTTTGCGCGTGCTCAGATCCCCGGAAAGGACAGCGCAATGCAAACACTAACACAGATCCGAAACGTCTCCCCCGTCGTCGCCCCCGCGGCCCGTCCTCGACCGGCCGCCCGTCTCTGCGTCCGGTACGTGGTCACGTTCGAGTATGAGCGCGAGCCGCCCCAAACCCTACGAGGCGAGATAAGCGCGCCATCGGTTGACCAGTGTTACCGATGGGCGGTTAAAACCGCAGCAGCGACCCTGAGGCCGTCCCGGTGGACGTCGGTCGTGTGCGTGCTCGACCGCACGACGGTCGGACGGCTCGGCAGCGCACATCCCGAGGAGACGGCGTCATGACCGCGGCTGAACAGGATCTGGATCGGTACTACGCCATCTGCGCGGCGCTGAAGGCACCGAATGTCATTGTCGATGTCATCGTCGATTCTGTCGCGGCGGTGATTGGCGCCAAAGGCTGACGCTGGTAAGCAGTCCCATTCCGCGTCATACCCGCGCGCGGCCAGGTCGCCAAGGACTCGTCCCAATCCTCGAGTAAGCAACGCTGTGACATTTTCCACGACGACGTACGCCGGTCGTAACTCGCCAATGAGTCGAGCGAAGTGACTCCACAGGCCCGATCGGGCGCCGTCGATCCCGGCGCCGCGGCCGGCGACGCTGATATCCTGGCAGGGGAATCCGCCGCACAGCACGTCGACGCGCTCGAGTTCAGATCCCACGGTTCGCACATCCTCGTACCGCCTCACAGTCGGCCAATGTTTCTCGAGCACGGCCCGACAAAACGGATCGATCTCCACTTGCCACGCGATCTCGAAACCGGCGCGCGCAAATCCGAGATCGAATCCGCCGATCCCGCTGAATAAACTCCCCACGGTGAGTCGTCTCACGCCGAGGCCTCGCGCGCCTGGCGCCGGTTGCGCGCCGGCCGCGGCCCCGGGGGCTCGGGCTCGGGCGCGCCGGCAAAATCGAGTAGCGGTTGCTGCGGGTGCGCCGTGAGAAACCGTTGCTCGGTATGCCAGGCACAGATCATCTCGAGCTCGCGCGGCGACACGGGCCCGAGACTCGCATAAAAGACGCACGCGTACCCGTCGACGCCTTTCTCGGTCCGCGCGCGAATATCGGTGATCTCGACGTCCATAAACACGAGCGCGCCGTCGTCGGCCTCGGGGATCGGCCGGACCGTGATCGTTTGATTCGGGACACTGAGCGCGAAGGCCGCGGCCTTGACGATCGATTTTGGCGTCGCGTCGCTCATCGTAAAGAGCAACGCGCGCACGTCGCCGTGCAAGGCTTGCGCGAGTTCCACGGTGAAGGGTTGCACGCGCAAGGTGAGATCCACCATGCGCCGCTCGAGGCCGTCGGAATCTTTTTCGACACGGTGGCCGATCGAGTCGAGATAGCACCCCACGTGATCACAATCAAAGAGTCGCATCGTCGCCTTTCTCGCGGCGTACACCTGGCCGGCGTAGACCGCGCACTCGCAATCCCCGATCACCCGTAAACACTCGACGCACCGCTCGAGGCCGATCCCGTCGCGATAGCGGCCCGTCATCCGACGGCCTCAAAGAGCGGACGCGTGATCGCGTGCACGCCCGTCCGGCCGGGCGGCGCCGGCTCGGCGCGGATCTCGACGTGCGCCGGCTCGTCGACGCCGGCGTAATACTTCCCCGTGACGATCTCGGTCACTTGTTTGTCGTCGCGATACGCGATCCCCGTGAGCGCGTCGAGGATCGCGCGCTCGAGCCGATCGAGATCCGGCTTGATCGTGTGGTGCACGAACACGCCGCGCTTGCCAAATTTTTTCGGCCGCGGGAGATAAAACGCCACCGTCAGACGGACGCCGCCCGTGAGCAACGCGCGATCGCTGGCCGGCGCCGTGGCGAGCGCCTGGCTCGCGGCCGCGGCGACGAGTTGTTGCCACGACGCGACGTTGCGATTGCTTTCCGTCACGATCGGAAACTTCATGCCCTTCAGATGGATCGCCCGGTGATTCCCCTTGGTGAGGGCGACGCCGTAAACTGTGAAACTTAGCGTCACGCGCGGCGCCGCCACGCCTTCGAGTCGGGGCAGGTTTGAAAATGCGTGGGGCTAGAGTCGGAGTCGAGCACATGCACCACGCGATCGCCGATAAATAACCCGGTTTGTTCCGTCGCCGCGCCAATCCGATCGAATGGCATCCGGCGCCCCGTGGTGAGCTCGGCCCACTCGATCGGCGCGCCGCACGATCGGCACGTGCCTGGCGCGCGCGAGTCGGCATAGATCGAGAGATAGCGCGGCATCGGGCCCCCTTTCACCGAATCGGGATCGATTGCAACAGCAACGCGACGGACAGCAGCAACACGGCCACCCACAGCGGGACGCGCGGGGGAGTGAGCGCGGCCCCGAGCGTCAGGAGAAACGCGACGAGCGCCAAGAGCAAGGCAACAGTCAACATGATTATTCCTCCGGGTACCCGGACGCCCCCGCGGCGTCGGGGGTGCCGACGCGCTCGATCACGGCGTTTTTCGACGCATCGTCGGGGAAGGTACAGAACGCGCGCGCCGCGGCCTCGCCCTGGCCGCCCCCGTCGATTTTCCACGTATACGGATCGTTCTCGTGCGGATCGGTAAACGCGGCCGGGATCACGACGTCGCGCACGGTGAGCCAGGGCGGCGCCATGTCGGGCCCGAAGTACAAGCACGCGTTCAAATGTTGCCCGCGGACGGTGACGCGATCGAGCGTGACGTGCTCGGGCGCGCGTTGGATCTGAAAACAATTCCCCGATCCGCCCGTGATCCCCCACGGATCGATGTGATCAAAGAGCACGTTACGGATCGTGATGTTCCGCAGCACGCCCGACGGGTATTGATAATCGCTCCCCATGAACGACGCGCACGCGCCGCCGTACTCGCACCGGCACCGCTCGATGAGCACGTCTTCGACGCACGCCCACGGTGATCCGCCGTCTTGGTTGCGCGGCGTAAACACGGCCACGAATGCGCTTTGCCCCTCGGCCATGCCGGCGTATTGCATGACAGTATCGGCGACGTAGACGCCGCGCGCGTTTTTCAATTCGAGCGCGTTTTTGATCTGCCACCCGGCGCCGTACCAATCGACGCGCTTGGTGAGCGTCGAGCGCGTGATCCGGATGTTCGTCGGCGTGAGATCGCTACTCGGCGTGTCGCCGCCCCCAAACATGACCGCCTCGGCCGCGCCGCAGAGATACGAATCGTCGATCAAAATCTCGCGGCCGCCGACGACGCCGCACACGGCTTGCGTCTCGAGCCCGGGCCGCCCGATGTGATCGACGTAACACCGACGGATCACGACGACGGATCCCTCGGGCCGGATCCCGCGGCGTTGCCCGTAGTGCGGATCGCCGACGCACGAGACTTGATCGACGAGCGTCCGCGTTGCCTCGCGCGTGATCGCGAGCAATTGGTAATCCGGATTACTGTTGGTGATCCCGAGGCCGCGCACGAGGCGCACGTCGGGGCCGCGCACGCTCACGGTATCCTCGGCCGCCGACGTCAACCACACCGGCATGTCGAGCCCCGCGCGGCCGTCCCACGCCACCGACGATCGCAGCGTCACCGGCCGCGTGAGCAGAAACGGGCCGTGAAACGTCGCCGGCTCACACTCGACGACGGCGCCGTCCGGGGCGCGCTCGAGGATCGATCGCAAATCCTCGCCGGCGTGCACGTGGATCACGTCGTCGACGGGCGGCGCGGGTTGTGTCGCGTCGTACGCGGCGCGCAAACGCTCGACGGCGCGCGTATGCACGTCGAGGGTTGATTCGACGGTATCGAGCGCCTCGCCGATCGCGTCGGTGTCACGGTGTCGCATGGGATCATCCTTCCTCATCGTCGCACCCCGGTTCCCGAGCGACGAGCGCCAGGACGCGCCGCACGAGGCGCGGAGACGAGCGCGCCGACGCGAAACACGCCTCACGCGCCGCATACCACCGGCGCAACTCCTCGCCGTGCGCCCAGTGGCCGACGACTTCGACGCGTTGCCGCCGCGGGTGCAGGGCGCGATCCTCGAGGCCGTTGTCGGCCAGGGTGGGGACGAACCGCAACGGCCGATCGACGCCGGCGCAGCACGCCCAGGTACAGACCGGACCCGTGTAGAACGCGCGCTCCGCGTCCGCGAGCTCGTCGGCCTCGAGCGTCGTCATGGCGCGGACGTCGAACGACAACGCCGCGCTGGGGCGGCCGCCCAACTCGAGTAGCCAGTCGGCCACGAGGGGAAACTTTTTCGATCGCTCGATACACCGACGCCCGGCCTCGACGACCTCGCCCAGATCGTAGGGTTCCAGGATTCTGAAGTAGGTGCGCGCGAGCTCGTCGCGGTCGTTCGTGGTCAACTTCACCCGAAACGCGCCGAGAACGCGCCCAAAGGCGCGGTCGAAGGTGGCGTACTCGGGAGCCGTCATTGGTACAAATTCCTAAGGATCTGGTACGTCGGTACGGGGCTCTGCACTCCGTGCTCGCCCGTACCTCCGATAGCAAAAAGGTACGTACAGGGATAGGGGCCATCGGTTTGCCATCGGTTTTGCCATTTGCCATCGTGACAAATGCGGCGTTTTGCCATGTCGTTTGCCATCACGTTTGCTATCGCTTTTGCCATCGGACGCGCGCGCCGTTGGTGCCCGCTTTCGAACGCACATCGGCGACGTGATCCCGTTTCGCGCGCGCGTCGGCATGGCCGAGGTTCCACTCGTGAAAGTCATGCACGCGAAACCCGCCCTCGGTCGTTTCCCACAATCCCGCCTTCACGAGGGCATCGGCGACTTTTAGCGGGCGTTCGACGTGCGGAAACCGTTTCACAACGGCGGCCGGTAAAAACCCGTCGCTCAAATGGCGATTCGACCAAATCAACCCGACGGCGAACATCCCGATCGCGATCGCCGCGCCGTTCGTGCCGAGGTGCGCGCCCGCGGTGAAAATTTTGGCGTGATCAATCAACGCGTCGTCGAGCCGGGCCCACATGGGGTTACCCCTGGCGCTCGCGTCCATTGGGCCCGATCGCCGCGACGACGGGCGCTGCGTCGTCGGCCTCGAGTTCGAGCTCGCGCGCCTCGTCGGGCTCGCGCCGGCGCAAGGCGCGCAAGCGTTCGCGCGTCCCTTGCAGCACGGCGAGCTCGAAAACCGCGGCGTCAATTTCTTTCGTGATCGCGGTGATTGCTTCTTCGAGTTTCGTCGTCCGTCGACTCATTAGTCCGCCGCCTTTCCGTCTCAAATGGGATCGAGCTCGGGTTGATCCTTGGGCCGCGTCGCCGCGCCTCGCCATACCTCGCTATGCCGCACCATGCCGCGCCTCGCCATGCCGCACCTCGCCTCGTCACGCCTGCCACGCCACCGCGAGCCTGGCCGCGCCGAGCCCGAGCGTGCCGACCGCGCCCTACCTGCCGCGCCTCGCCTTACCTGGCCCTGCCAGACCAATCCCCGCCTTGCCTGACCATGCGCCACCTGCCGCGCCGCACCCGACCGTACGGCGCCGCGCCAGCCCGTGCCGTGCCAAACCACACCTGCCGCGCCCAACCAACCCGTGACACGCCCCGACGTGCCATACCTAACCGCGCCGCGCCTGCCGCGCCCAACCTAGCCGCACCGCCGGACGCCATACCTAACCACGGCACGCCGCGCGCCGCCTGCCACGCCTAGCCGTACCCCACCGGGCGACGCCTAACCGCGCCCACCGGGCCCTGCCATGCCAGCCCGAGCCACACCTGCCGCGCCAGCCCTCGCCCAACCTCGCCGCGCCTAGTCAGCCGCACCGTGCCGTGGTTCCGCCGTTGGAGCGGACGGCGGAATCTCGAGATCGCTGCGTACCTCGTCGACCGCGATCCACACCGTTTCAAGTTCCGACAATTCGGCGTACCGCTTGCGATATGCCGAGAGCTCGCGTACGACGTGTCCGAGCAATTCCGCGCGTTTGGCGGCGTCGCTGAGGATCGCGACGACATCCTCGTACCCGCCCTTGCCCTTCCCGCGCATACTCGGCCGACTCTGATACGCGCGCGTCGTCGAGATCGCGATCGCCCGCGTCGCGGGATCGGCGCGCACGACGGTGTATCGCACGTGCCGAATGAGCGCGCCGACTTGCGCGAGCCGGTACGCTTCACCCGCTACCGTGTCGTCCCATTCGAAATAGCCGTGCAACACGTGCTCGGGATCGCGCGCGTGATCGAGCACGTGGCGCGGATCGAGCACGCCGTGATTGCCTTCGACGATCGCGTGTAAGGCCGCGCGGAGATGCTCGCGCCCGAGATCGGTATTGGTCGCTTTCATGCGGCGTGCTCCTTTGCCGTCGGTTCTACGGTGAATGTGCCCCACCCCATGCCGACGGAATTTTTCGAGAAGGGGCGCCCCTCGCCGACGCCGACCTGACGGCCCGCGCGATCGAGCAGATTGATCACCGACTCGGCCGTGATCATGTCGGCGTCAAATTCGATCGTGACGTCGGCCCACCACTCACGCCACATCGGGCGCACCCGGATGTCGGCCGATCCGTTGTCGTTGCGTACGGGTAACTCAGTGCGTTCGGGCGGCGCCGCACTCTGCAATCGCACGAGCGGCGTCCCGTCGTCGGCGTCGAATCCGTCGGCGACGATAAAGACCGCCATCTTGGCCTTGGTCATGACGACATTTACCGTTCGACAGGCCGCGATCATCGCGGCGCGAAACGCCGAGCACGGGATCCCGACCCACCCGCCGACGGCCTTATGCTGCGCCTGCTCAAAATCCTGATCGAAATCTCGCGGCGCGCGCGCCGATTTGGCCGGCCGCGCCGCTTTCGGCGTCGACATGGCCGCCATCATTTGCGCTTTCCCTTTTTGACCGAATTTGTTTTGTACGAACGGTGAGCGTGAGCGGATCCGTAGGGTTGTCGTGACAATGTTCGCCGCTTGAATGATCGCGACGCCGTCGTCTTTCGGTGCCGTTTTTGCCATGCTCGAATACTCCAAGTGTTGACCGCTGTTGCAGGGGCCGCGGTCGCCTCGCCCCGTCCGAAAGTTATCTGTCTGCGATTTTCACGCGCCCGCACCGCTTGCACTTGAGCACGTTGAACGTCGCCCAGTACCACCAATGCTTGAAGCACAGCGACGGGGTTAAAAAGGGGCGTCGTCCGCCGTCGCAATCGGTGGCAGATCACCCGTCTCGCTCGGCGCCGCGGCCTCGCGGGCGACGTCGGCGAGCGGCCGAATGCTTTTGACGTACAAACTGCCCGTCGCTTTGGACGCGGCGATCGCGAGCACGACCGGCGTCCGCGCCTGGCAGCATTCCTCCGCGAGCGCCTTGATCGCCGACTGATAGATCGCGATGCCGCGGTCGGTCCCGACGGGTTGGCCGCTATGAAAGAGAAACGCTTGCGCGCCGCCCTTCTGGCCGTGCCACGGTAATTCGACTTTCGTGATCAACACGGCGCCGTCGGCCAGGTGCTCGAGCGACGAGGTGGCCGGTGTGACAGGTGAGGTCACAGCCGGGGGCGACTGAGAGGTATCAGCCCTATCAGCTCTATCAGCCCTATCAGTCCTATCAGCCCTCTCAGGTGAGCGAGCGGGGACGGGCGCGCTCGGCGCCTCGTCGCCCGCTTGATCCAATTCCTCGGCCGCGTACAGGCCGGCGAGTTGCCGCGGAAACCCCTTCCGGAGCGCGAGCGCCTCGGCGCACTTGCCGAGCATCGTGTGCGGCATCTTGCGCCACATCTGCCCGCTTTGATCGCCGGGGTAGTACTCCGCCCACCGTGCCGTGGCCGTGAACGGATACCGCACGCCTTGGACGAGGCGCCAGACCGTCACGGTCGCGTGCGACGGCGGATCGTCGCCCACGAACATCGCATCGTCGCTGCCCGCGTACTCGCCGGTATCGGCGGCGCGCGTCCGCATCAGATCGATCGACGTCACGGGCGTGTACTTGCTGCCGCGCTTGGTGAAGTGCAACAGCTTGTCGAGCGGGTGCACGCCCTGGCGCGCGCAATCGAACAAAAATAATTTGAGCTCGGCGTCGGTCGCGCCGTTGGCGACGGTGCGTTTGACGAGTTCGAGTTGGTCGCCAGTGACGGCCGGCGGCGCGGTCAGCGTGAGTGTGTCAGACATCATGGCTCCTGTTACCCATCGCGCCGTCCCCGGAGATGCTCGTCGCGCCACGCGGCCGACACGTACCGCTCGTCTGGCGCCGGGTGTCCCCGCCAAAACCCGATCACGAACACGATCGCGGCGACGAGCCCCACGATCGCCCCGAGGATCACCGTTGCACCGCCAGGCGGAAACTCGAGCGGCGCGCGTTGTGTTGATTCTCGAGATACCGATCCACCGGCTCGGCCCGGTACCGCGCATGTTTCCCGAGCCGGGGTTGGAGCTCGTCAAGAAACGGCAGTTTTCCGGCGCGCTTGAGATTGGCGAACGTGCTCGCCGGCATCTGCAAGAGCTCGAGCAATTGCGCGACGGTGTAGCAACGAGGCCGCGGCGTCATCATCCCCTCAGCGAATATTCCGAATTGACAACTCAATATGCTTTACTGCATAGTGCCGGGAACGGTCGGGGCTGGCCGATTTCATGCCGCGGTTCCATTCAGGCGGCGTCATCACGGGCGAAGCGGAGGTCGCGCGGGTCCATGTTGAGTGCACGCGCCAAGAGGCGCACGGTCGAGAAGGCCGGATCTTTGATCTCGCCATTCTCGATCTTCGAAATACGCCCTTGATCGATGCCCGACAAGGCGGCCAGCTTCTGTTGGGTCAACTCGCGCTTGAGACGCGCCGTGCGGAGATCCTCCCGGGGATCGACGTAAACCTGCGTACGTTTTCGTCCCATAACGGCGGCACGTTAATGGAGTGCTACATCGTGTGTCAACATATTTTAGAACCCTATGTCTGATGGCGATTCCGCGATTACCCCGATGTTGCAGACCATAAATGACTTAGGTGCCGTGTTGGCTGGCTATACTCGCCCCACGATGCTCGAATGGGCGGAACTGCGGCAACATTTTCGGCAAGAACGGCGGCGGCGCCGTCTCACGCAGAAAGACATCGCGTACACGGGGAACGTCGACCAGGGCGCGATCTCGAAAATCGAAAAAGACGCCGGGTACATGCCGAGCGCCAAGACGCTCTTGGGCGCGATCTACGGCCTCGGCTATACGCACGCGTCGGACTTCTTCCGGGAGATCGAACAGTTGAAAACCGCGCCGAGCGGTGATACAAGACACGTTTTCGTGTCGCATGCCTCATCGCAAGATCCTCACGTTTCGGCGGCGACGACGACTCCACCCCCTATTAACTCACCCGAGTTTCGAACGGCGCTCCGGGAATCCCTCCTCACGCTCCACAGCGTTATCGTCATGTTGGAAGGCGCCGCCCCCGCACAAGCCACGCCGCCGCAACCGCCGCGACACACGTCACACCTTTCTCGTCGCCGCTAAGGCGCTCTACGCGCAAGGCGTCGCGCTCCTGGCCGCCCTCGACGCGGACGCGCTCCGCGAGTCGATCACCCGTTTCTACAATTCTTGACGACATAATGCTCTAACGCATATTATCGCGGGAGACGTGTGTCTCGGCCGGTTCACTCCATGGGCCGCCCGTTTCCGAAAGGTTTCGATCCGTGTTTATTATGTTGCCGTTTTGGGTGGGAATCGGCGTGCTGTTTCTTCGCACGGTGATCCGCGAGTATGGCGCGCGTCAACAGCGGCAGCAACGCGCGCGCGAGCTCGGAGCGAGGCCAGGATGGACGAACCGTTGTTCGTAATCTGGTCGATCGAACACACCGCATGGTGGCGGCCGGGCCGGTGGGGCTACGCTCTGAGCCTCGAGTATGCCGGACGGTACACGCGCACCGAGGCCGAGGCGATTGTTGCCGACGCGAACATCGTCAGTTTCAACGAGTGCATGATCCCCGTGCGCGCGTTGGGCGCGATCGCGGAATCGGGGGCGAGATGACGTACGCCGATCAAGACGCCGCCATGCTGGCCCGGTATCAGTTGCGGCCGAGTGGCGCGCCCCACTGCCCACGGGTCGTCGTTGGGAAACGGTGTCACGTCGGGCGGCGCTGGCCGACACATCACGGCCACGCGCGATGCTTGTGCGAAAGGCATCGCGTATTGTTCGATCACGGCCGAACGTGGATTGATCCGACCGGGCAACACGTCGTCACAGGCGAACCGTACGACTACGGCGACGGCGATGCAAACGCGGGCCGCGTTGCCGAACTCGTGGCCGACGCCGCGCGCGAGGGCGTATTCGTGACCGTGGAAATTTCGTCTGATTCGCCGTGGTATCCGGGCCGTACAACGCTCGTGATTGTGCGGTCCGCCAAATTGAGCGAGCTCACATGATCGCGCGTAAGGAAACCGGGATCCGCCGCAACGGCGCCGGGTGGCAAGCGTACGTCCGCGTCGACGGGGAATTGCTCGTGAAGCAATATCCGTATGACACGCCGCTCGAAACGATGCGGACCTGGCGCGCCGCGCAGAAGGTGAAAGCGACCGGGCACGCGGGCTCGGGCTCGCTCAACGCGGACGTCGCCGACTTTCTCGCGAAACCCGAGATCGCCGCGCAAACGTACGTGCACCAAACGGCGCGCTATCTCCGGCTATGGTGCGAGGCGCTCGGCGGCAGTCGCGCCCGCGCCACGATCACCCGCGACGAGCTCGAGGCCGTGATCCAGGGGTGGCTCGCGGCCGGCCTGGCCGAGCCCACCGTGTACCACCGCCGCGCGGCGCTCGTGCGCCTGTACAACGTGCTCGACGGCCCGGAGACGGTGAATCTGGTCGAGGCGACGACGTGCCCCAAACACTGGATCCCGCGCGACCATTCGATCCCGCACGACACGCTCGAGACGATCCTCGAGACGATGCCCGACACGCGGTTTATCAAGAAAGGGATCACGGCGCCGTCAATCGCGCGCCTGGCCGCGCGCGTCGTCGCGACCGTCGGGATCCGGCCCGGCGATCTTCGCAAAATTCGCCGATCGGATATCCGGTGGAGTACCGGCGATCTCCAATGGCCCGCCAGTGAAAAGGGGCATGGGGTGCCCGCCCGGTGGATCCCGTTCACGGCCCGTGGCGAGGCCGCGTTGCGCGCGTTTGACGCCGCCGACGCGTTCGGCAAATTTGTCCCGCGCGCCGTGAGTAAATCGTTCAAGCGCGCCGCACGGCGCGTCGACGGCGAGACGACGCCGATCCACCTGTACGGCGGCCGCCACTCTCAGGGCAAAACGTTGTACGAGCAGACGGGCGATCTCGCGACCGTCGGGCGGTTGCTCGGCCACGCGAAAAACTCGCGCGCGACGGCGCAGTACGCCCAGGGCGCCGACGAGGCCGTCAACCGTAAAGCGATCGCGGCGATCAACGCGGCCGACGCGAAACGGACACCACGTGGGCCGAAAACCCCCGACGCCAATGCGGCCGCGAAAGGGCGCGCCGCGGCCAAGACCACCCGCGCGATCCGCGCGGCCGCGAGGTAATCCATGAGTACTGATCGCTTTGTCGTCTGGTCGATTGAATATCAAAGTTGGTGCCCCGGCGTGGCGACCGTCGCCGAGGCCGGCCGCTTCTCGCGCGACGACGCCGCCGCGATTGTCGCGCGTGCCAACCGCGAAATCGTTCAGGCGTGCATGCTGCCGCTTGAGGCCGTCACGACCGATCCCGCGTCGCCGTCACCCGTGAATCCCGCCGAGCAATTGCGGCGACTGATTGCCTTTACGCATTCACTATCCGGCAAATGATCGACGAGTCGTAAACGGCCCGCCCGGCTCGCCAGGGCGGCGCCACGTGCGCGATCGAACGCCGCCCGCCCCTTCCCCCACCCCCTCGCCCGTTCGCCCCGTACAGCCCGTCTACGCGCCTCGGGCCTCGAGCTCGGGCGCGGCACTTTTTAGCAACGCGTTTTGCAAAATGTTGCCAAAAAAGTTGCTAGACGACTGTAAGTGATTGAAACTACACGTTGTTAGCAATGGGTGGCTAGGCTTCCCAAGCCTCGGACACGGGTTCGATCCCCGTAGCCCGCTCCACCCCTAAACCTTTCCAGAATAAGCATTTTCCCTAGATAAAACGGCGTTTGTACGCGTCGCGGCCCGCGTCTCGTTGGTTCTCAATCCCTCTGGGGAATGCTCGATTTGCTTGCAGGATGTTGCTATAAATGTTGCCACGGTTGAGCCGCGTATTAGTACATTGGTACAAGTTGGAAAGGGTCGATGAAAACCAAACGTCCAGGGATTCGGCGGAACGGTCCCAACTGGCAAGCCAACGTGCGCGTCAATGGGAAGCTCTACTACAAGCAATTCCCGCGCAACACGCCCGATCGGGAAATGCAAGAGTGGCGGATCGCCTGGCGAATCGCGCACCGGAAATACACCAAGATGCTCCCCCGGCGACAGGGGGAAGCATTGCCTATCGGTTTAGACGATCTCAAACGCCTATGTCTCGAATTTGATCGCGCGCAAGACGACCATGAGCGGTACGACGGTCGGGCTGTGTTCAATTACGTTTACGAACATACGACGGGCCACGCATCCCCAGAAGATGCCGAGCACTGGAAAACGGCCGTCGCGGCCAAGTGGCCGCTATAGCTAGACCGGCGACGGATCGGCGCGCCCGCTACCATCCCGGCCACGGGTGATCGTCCCGTGCTAACCGGCGCCAGGTTCACCGATCCGCCGGCCGCTTGATCGCCTCGAGCTTGAGGCGCCACCGATCGGGCGCGCACGTCCACCCGCACACCCCGCGCGGACAGGTGACACCGACGAGGATCCGCACCGGCAACCCGTCGTCGCACGTCGCCGGCATCCCGCGCAACACGAGCGGCCGCGCACACCCGGCCAGGCCGAGCCCGAGCGCGAGCGCGACGCCGCTACACGTCCAAGACGGCATGGCGCAACAGATCCTCGAGCGAGAATTTGGCCGAGGCCGCGCGCACCGTGCACCGGGGGTACAACCGATTCGCGACGCCGATCTCGGTGATCGTCACGTCGAGAATTTTGAGCGTCGCGACCATGCCGAGATCGGGCAAGTTCACCACGATCGTGCGCCCCGATCGCGTGTTCGGATCGTGCGTCGCATACGTGATCTCGACTTGCGGCCACGCCCACATTTTGAGCTCGGCGAGCCCGCGCGCCTGACACGCGGCGATCGTGGTGAGCGTGTCGTCGCGCACGGGCGCCTCGTGGATCCCGTCGCCGCCCTCGACGGCGGCGAGGTTGGCTTGTGCGGCGAGATCGTCACACACCACAAAGAGCGCCACCGTGTCGCCGGCCTGGCGCGCCGTCGTGAGGCCGCTCACGCCGAAGAGCAGTGGGACCGTCGTCGCCGTCACGCCGCCGTCGATCGCGCGCGTGATCGCGCCCCCGAGCCCGGCCGTGATCGTGCCCCCCGTGGCCGGCGTGGCCGGCGTGCCCGTCACGGCATACGTCGCGGCGTTGGCGGCCGTCACCGTCACCACATGCGCGCCGTTGTACTCGGGTTGTTGCGCGCCCGCGACGATCACCGTGTCGCCCGTCGTCCAGCCATGCGCGCCGACGACGCCGATCGTCGCCACGGCGCCCGCGCGCGTAATCGTCGCGGGCATCTTGGATCCATAGCTCAGGCCGGCCGTGATCGGGGTGGACGTCGCCGGCGTGACCGGCGTGCCGCTCACGGCATACGTCGCCGTGTTGCCGTCGATCACCGTCACGACATGCGCGCCGTTGTACTCGGATTGTTGGGCCCCGATGACGACGATCGTGTCCCCCGTCGCCCACCCGTGGGCGCCGACGGTGATCGTCGCGACGGCGCCCACGCGCGTGATCGTGGCAAAGACGAGCGGCGGGATCCCGGTAAGCGTCGTGCCGCTGATCCCCGTATAGCGGATCACTTGCCCGTCGACGTCCACCCATCCCGCGGGCGGGAATCCGGCGACGCTCGAGAGCGCGAGCGTCGTCGATCCGGCCAGGGCGCCGATCGTCGAGGTGGGCTCGGGGGCTTTGCCGAGCCCGGTATCGGCGCGTGCGTCGGTGTACGTCGTCGTTGTGTTGTCGCTAATCGTGGCGACGTATTGGAGATCGCTGGCGCCGGCCGCCGTGCGGTACAACAACCGGCGCGAGACGTCGCCGGGCCCGATCGGAATATTGGAGAGCGTCACGGCCGAGGCGCCGGCCGTCGCTTGCAACGGCGACGGGTTCCCGAGATCGCGATCGGCCACGGCATCGACGATCACGGTATTGCTGTTGTCGTTGATCTGTTGCACGAGGCGAAAATCCGATCCCCCCGCCACCGTGCGGTACACCCGGCGCGCGAGCGTCCCCGTCGGGCCCGTCGGGATCGAGGTGAGCCGCACTTGCTCGCCGCCGGCGGTACTGACGGCCGGCACGTTGGCGGCGCCGAGCGCCGCGTCGGGCACATCGTCGAGGATCGTCGTCGCCGTGTTGTTCGGGATCTCGGCGACGAGGCGCGGCGTCGCGCCGTTGGCCGGCGTCCGATAGACGCGCCGGCCCGTCACGCCTGGCGGCCCCGTGGGGATCGACACGATCGGTTGTCCGGCGCTTGCGTACCGCGCGCCGGCCGTATTGAGCTCGGGACACACGACGGTGAGCGCACTATCCGCCGCGCCGTCGATCCACGTGCTACTCGAGTTGTCTTTGATCTCGCCGACGAGATAGTACGCGCTCGTGCGATAGCGATAGATCCGCCGGCCGATCGTCCCGACGGGCCCGATCGGGATCCCGGTGAGCGACGCCGTGCGGCCGGCCAGGCCGGTGACGGGATTGCGCGTCGTGAGATTTTGATCAAACGCGACGTCGGTCCACGTCACGGCCGTATTCGATTGCACTTCGCCGACGAGAAACCAGTCGGGGCCGCCGGCCTTGTTGCGATAGATCCGGCGCGCGACGACGCCGGCCTCGGGCGACGCGCCGAGCGTGAGCGCGATTTGTACGCCGGCCTTGACCGATTGCGCCGGGTACGTCCCGCCTTGCTCGCCTTGCGCCAACACGTCCCAATACTGCGAGGGATAGCTCGCCCGCCGAAATTCGGCGTTGAGGGTAAACGGGCCGTTGGCTTGCGCGCGGTAAATTCGGATCCCGTCGGCACCGCCTTGCAACGCCGGGACACTCATCAGCACGCGGATCGTGAGCGTGCCCCCGACGTTGAGCGAGTACGCATAACTGAGCCCCGTTTCGCCGTACGCGTCGCTGAAAAAGCTCGCGGCGTAGAGGTACGTAAACGCGGGTTGGATCCGGCCCTGCGTATCTTGGGATCCCGTCCACGTGGGTGCCGTTTGCGGCGCCGCCGTGAAAAAATTTGATCCCACGTTGATCGAGCTCGTGATCGCCGACTCACCGGCGGCCGTGACAATCGATACGCCGTACGCGTACGGGCCGCCGTAAATCCCGCCATGCGCGTACGCGCCTTGATAGACAAGCGACGGCCCCGCAAACGCTGGCGGCGCGTAACCGATGGGGGGGCCGCCGGCCGTTTCGCCGTCTTGCGATACGAACGTACAGCGGTAAAACGTGCTCACGCCGATCGGAATTGGGCCGGCGCCGGCGGCCGTGCCGATACTCGGCGCGCCTGGCGTCGCGAGATCGCCGAGCGTCGCCGTCACGCCGGGCCCGGCCACGGTTTCGCCGTACGCCGTCAGGTACGTCGTTACCCACGTGTACGCCCCGGCCTTGAGGCGCGAGATCGCCGCCGGGCCCACGAGCAAATTCGTCGCGCCGGCCGTGAGCCCGATCGCGTTGCGAAACGCGCCCGCGCCGATGAGTGTCTCGCCGATCGTCGTCACATACGACACGGCCCACCAGTACCCGCCGACGAGGGGGCCGACGGTGCCCGCGGGACCGACGCCAGGCGCCGCGCCGGGCGTCGTGAACGTCGGACAAAAGAGCGACGCCGTGCGCGGCCCGATCGGCGTCTCGCCGTTCGCCGTCCCGAAACTGACGGCCCATTGATACCACCCGGCGAGTTGGCCGGCGACGCCGACGGCGAGATCGCGATCGGGCGCCGTCCCCGGCGCCGCGACGTTGCCCGTGAGGATCCCGCTCGCGTCGCCGGGCGCCGTGCTCGCATAGCCCACGCGCACGCCGTCGCTCCCAAATTCCGCCAGGGCGCCCGCGCCCGCGAAGGGGGCCGCCGTGTCGATCGGGAGTTGCCCATCCGTCGCGCGCACGGCCGCAAGTAGTCCGACACTGACGCCGACGACGAGGATCCGCGTGCGGCGTTGGCTGTTATCGCTCCGCATCGTGAGGATCGGATCGGCGAGGGGCTCGGGCGGCGTCCCGTCGAGCGGGTGCGGATCGGTGGCGGGATCGGTTTCACTCACGAACAGATGCACGTCGCGGCTGTAGTCGACGTACCAGTACCCGCCGATCAAATTCGCGATCTCGGTGAAGGCCGCGCTTAAATTGCCGTCGGTGATCGCAAGTGTGATCGCCGGCAAGCCCGCGGCGATATGGTTGCCGGTAAACCCGCTGGAGAATTTCGCTAGGAGCTCGAGCGCGGCCGTCGTCGCGGGGACGTTGGTATAGGTGCATTGCACTTGCCGCCGATTGAGCAAGACGCCGTAATCGACGGCGCGCACGATCCACGCCGCGTGTTCTGTCGTCAGCGTAAACGTCGAGTCGACGCTTTGGATCACGCCGCCGAAAATCAACCGATCGGGCAAGGTGGAGCCGAGGCCGAGCCGGAGATCGTACCCGGGGGCCGGCGCGCCCCAGGGCGCATCGATCACGCATTCGAGCGTGTTGACTTGTTCATTGACGACATCGCGGATCACCACCGAGCCGACGCGCGCCGTCCAGGGTTGCCCGCCAATCACGAGCACGGGCGTTGAGCCCGCGACGCCGGCGACGATCAACGTCGCATTGACGCCGATCGCGATCCGGCTCGAGCCGGCCAGGATGGGCTTGAGGCTGATTTGACCGACGGCACTGATCGCGATCGCCGCGCTCTCGCGGAACACGATCGGCGCCGTGAGCTCGACGTGACTCGCGACGAGGATCCCCGCGTACGATTGTCCGTACGCAAACGCCGGGTAATAGAAGGCGACGCCGTAGAAGGCGCCCGCGCCACTGTTGAGGGGATTGTCGACGGCCGTCAGACGGGGCGGCGTGACGCTGAGCGCGATCCCCGACGCCGCGGCGATCCCGGTGAGGGTTTGGAGATCGGCGGCCGTCGCGATCGTGATCTGCGTGTCGCTCGCAAAGACCACGGGCGCCCGGAGCGCTGCCGTCGTGCTCACGACGATCGTCGAGTCGCTCTCGAGCGGCGCCGGCGCGCTCAACGTGCCCGAGGCGGCGACGGTGATCGCCGACGTCGTGAGCAACACGCCGACGAAAAAGCCGACGCCGTTAAATGCGCGCGCGTAAAACGCGCCGCCCATGTCTAGGGATCCTCGTGCGTCGCGGCCGCGCTCACCCAATCGGCCGCGTCGATCACGTCCCGCGACGCCGCCGGCGCCCACTCGACGGCCTCGAGGTACCGGCCGACGAGCTCGCACTCGGGTTGCGCGAGCACGAGCCGGGCGCCTGGCGTTACCTGACGCGCGGGGATCGGCCCGGGGCCGGCCGCGCCGTCGGCCGTACTGATCGCGTCGAGCGCGTCGAGGATCCGCGCCTCGCGGCGAATCGTCTCGAGCCCGCGCGCGCCTTTGGGCGCGCCGAGCAGGATCGCCGCATAGACGATCTCAAACCGCCGTTGGCCGCGGCCGTTGGCGTCAAACGTCAGGACACGCGCAAACGCCACCGATCACCCCCGCGCGACGGCGGCCTCGAGCGCGGCAATCCGCGCGGCGTGCTGTTGCCACCCGACAATGAGATCCGGCACGTACTTGGAGTAATCCGTTGACCACGGACGGACGAGGCGCCCCGCGGCGTCCCGCTCGTCGGTCCCGGGCGCGTTGGCGACCGGCAGGATCGTATACGCGTCTTGCGAGAACACCCCGCGGCCGGGCGTCCCGTCGGGCCAGTCGTACTCGTGGATCTCGGTTCGCTCGAGGATCGTCGTCGAGCGCGCGAGGCCGCGATCGGTTTTCAGGCGCGCATCCGACGTTTGCAGATACGCCGTGGTATTGGCGTTGGTTTGGATCGATCCACACTGCCCCGTGTCATTCTGAAACGATACCGCTAGTTGCCCGCCCGCCGGGTTGCCGAGCACGAGTAACCCCGGCGTGAGGTTCGTATAGACGGTGCCCGCGGACGCGGGGTTGCCATTGACGAAATACCCGAGACTGTTCACCGTCCAGCGTTTCGCGCCGTTCGTCCACAATTCGATCTTGCCCGCCGCGTTGCTCGCGTTGAGCGTCAGGCCGCCGGCGCCGGATTGCGCGAGAATCGATCCCCCGGCGTAATCCCCGACACCCGACGACGCATAATTCGACGACTGCGAATTGATCTGTAACAGCGTCTGGCTTGTATCGTTGCCGATCAAGAGCTGGCTCAGGTTTCCGGTACCCGCGGCCGTATTGCAGATCGCAATGCGGTTGATCCCCGCGCCGCTCGAAATGAAGTTATGCGCGCCCAGCACGGTGACGGTTACCACGCCATTGACAGTGAGATTCCCGCCGAGCGTGAGCGACGCGGCCCACGTCGGCGCGGCGCCGACGCCATTCGAGATCAAGACGCTCCCGGCGGCGACACTGGCGAGCCAGGTCGCGCCGTACGTCGGATCGCCCGTGTCACGCATCAGCAACCCGCCGAGCGCGCCGCCCGAAAACACGTGCGCCGCATTCCAATCCGACGGGTTCACCTGATTGGGATCGGGCCCGTCGGCGATCGTGCTGTTTTTGAGATGCTTGAGTACTTGCGCCATGGGTGGCCGCCTTAGCCGATCGTGACGGCGAGCGCCCCGATCGCAAACGACGGCGCCGGATCCCCGCTGATAATCGTCCGGGGCACCGTCAGCACGTCCCAGATCAACATATTGCCGCCCGTCGCCGCGTCCATCACCGCGAAATGGCTCACCGTGCCCCAATTGGCCGACGGCGCCGGAAACACGATCGCGACGGCGTTCGCCGTGGCGCCGCCCGATCCGCTACTGTTGCCCGACGTCCCGCCTTGCGTGGCGTTCCAGTTGGCATCGAGCGGGGGTAAGCTCACGCGCGCGTACCCCCCGCCGGCGACTTCCGTCCCGCCCCCGGCGTCCGTCGGCGCCGCGGTAAAGAGCGCCATCCACAACGCCGTCGGTTTCGCCCACGTGCGCGTGCGGAACAAATGATCAATGAACAGATTCTCGAGGTAATCCGTCGCTTGTGCGGCGCCCATGTGTGTGATCCCTTTCCTCGTTTTACCGCGCCGGGAGATACCGATCGGCGCCCGTGCGTCGCATCAATTCCGCGGAGATCGCGTCGGTCATTTGCCGCACCGTCGTCATGTCAAACACGCCGCTCACGTTCATATTGACGGTTGGGCCCGTGCCCGTCGTGCCGGCGAGCGGCTTGCGCGCGCCGGTTTGTTCATCGAACTTGAACCACGCGTCGACGATCACTTGCGACATGTCGACCCCGGTCAGTTTCTGTTGCGCGTTGGCTCGGTCGATCGCGGCGTCGCGCCGGCTCGCGGCGTCCCCCGCGGCGTCGGGCGTCGTCGGCCCGAGCGTGCGCGCCGAGTTGAGCGCCGTCGCCGCCTGGACTTCTTGGGCGAGCGTGGCGACGAGTTTCTCGTGCGCGGTGATTTGCTTGACGGTATTTTCAAAATCTTTTTGCGAGCTCTCTTGCTGGATCCGGCTCAACCCGAGCAACCCGCCGCCCATCTCGACGAGGTGATTCCGCTCGAGCTCGCGCACCTTGGCGTCGAGCGTCTCTTGTTTATTTTTCTCGGCGTCTTGATCCTTGAGGATCCCTTGCACTTCTTTTAAAAAATCGGCGTGCTCCCGATCGGCGTCTTTTTCGGCGGCGCGTTGCTTGGTGAGCTCGCGTTGGTATTCCGAGATCGCCCCGATTAATCCCCCGCCCGGGCCGCCGTACATGTCCGAGAGCTCTTTGACGCTGAACGCTTGCGAGTCGAGATCCTTCGTGAGTTGCGGTATCAACCCGGCTTGGGTGAGTTGTTCGATCTGTTTCGCCCACTCGTAAAAAATCTTGTCGCTGGCGCCGGCGGCCAGGCCTTGCATGGTCGCCTTGAGCCGCTCGAGATTCTTGTCGGTGAGGATCTGGATCGCCTCGGATAAGTTGGTGACCTGATACCCGGCCTCTTGCGAGGCCTTCGCGAGCGTATCGAGCTTGGCGCCCGCGGTTTCGCCCGCCACGTTGCCGAGCCCGAGTAACGACGCCGTGGCGTTGCCGATCACCTTATCGAGATCGAAAAAATCCGACACGGCCCGGCCGATCTTCCACCCGATAATCGCCGAGCCGAAAATCTCGGCCGCGCCCGCCGCGCTCATCAGCCCGGCCACCGTTTCGGCCGTCGTGCTCTGCACGGTGAGAAAACCGGCCGCTTCCATCTCCGTCGTCGTCACCACGGCGACGCTACTCGCCGCAATGGCGTCATTCTCCATCGCGAGTTGCGCGAGCGTCGTCGTTGTCGAGGCCGCGGCCGTATTCAGGTTGCCGAGCGCCCCCGTCATCCCCTCGAGCGCGGAGCCGGCGCCGCCTTTCGGCGTGAGCGCCTTATCGACGGCCGCGCCCACGGCGTCGGCCTCGGTTTCCATCGCTTTGAGTTTCACCGTCGATTCGTCGACTTCATTTTTGAAGTCTGAAAAATCGGCGTCGAATTTTCCGGTGACGGCCATAGTGGATTACTCGGCGAGCTCGCGCGCCATCTCCTCGAGGATCACGGTGTAGACATCGCTATCGAGGGTGCCGACGTACTCGTACGTCCAGTGGTACCGTCGGGCAATGGCGAGATCGCGGGTGACGCGGGCGCGCCAATGCGGGTTTTTTTTTCGGCCTCGCGCGTGGCGATCATGTCGAGCTCGTGGCGTTTGATCGCTTGGAGCACTTCGTCATAACTCTCGGGATCGAGTTGCTCGAGCGCCGCCGTCATGATCGGGATCGGATCCTCGCCGGGCACCCCGCGCAACGGGGCGATCCGGCTCGTCGCGTCGGTGAGATTCCACTCGACGAGATAGGCGAGGATCATCGAGAGGCCGGCGCGCATGGCGACATTGGGCGCCAGGGTGCCCGCCTCGGTGATCGTGTACTGGCGCTCGTAATGCTTGTTGCGCTCGCCGGCCGTGAGGCGTTGTTTCACGAGGATCCAATCCCCCTCGGCGAGCTCGAGCCGGCGCGTCGCGCCGTCGACGAATCGCCACCCGGCCGGCCTCATCGGCGTTGCGTCCGCGGCAACCCGAGCCGGGCCGTCAGGGGCCCGCGCAATCCGGGGAGTTCAAACGACAGCACGTCAAATTCCCACGCGGCGCCGCGCACGAGCGCCACGAACACGAGCGGCCGTTGCGCGATTTTGAAGGCGTCGGCAAGTACCACCGTGGCCGCAAGCGACCACCGGCGCGCGGCCCGATCCCAGGCGAGCCGGTAGCCGTTGATCGCCGCGGCCGTGTAGTACGACCACCGGAGCTCGGCGACGACGCCCTCGACGACGGACGGAAACACCTGGCCGGCCACGCGTCACGGCCCCGTCGGCAACGTCCACGGGCCCGCGGCGACAAACGTCCCATTGATCGCCACGGCGCCTTTCGAGTCGACGGTGATTTTTCCGTCCATCCACCCTTTCCCCGCAAACGCGTGTGTGGTGTCGCTCGCCACGGGTAAGAGTTTCAGAGACGGCGCCGTCGCACTTTGGATCGCGTCGAAAATCACGAGGCCGTCGACGGAATCGTACCAGCCTTTGTACGTCCCTTTGATATCCGGCCGGCCGATCACGTAAATCTCGTTGGGATCTTCAAACGCCGTGACTTTCACTTTTTGCGTCGCCATGTCGAGATCCCAGTACTCGAGCGACGCGACGGCGACGGGCGTCGCGCCCCCGGTCGGATCCATCTCGACGATCCCGCTTTTGCCATGGTGCCGATCGGTTGCTGCCATCGTGATCCCCTTCTAGGCCGGCTCGGCCCATACGCGATACATCGCGCCGCAATGCGTCCAAATCAACGTCGCGTCATTCGCCATGGGCTCGCGATCGTAGACGCGCCGCCCCTCGCGTTGCAGGTTCATCACCCCGTACCCGGTAATCGTCAGGGGCGCCGGCGGCGCCGGGGGTTGCGGATCGAGCAACGCATCGATCCGATCGCCGGCCGCGCGCGCGTTGCTATGGGGCACCGTCGGCGACGAAAACTCGACGGCCTTCGCGAGATAGAGCGCCGATTCCCAGGCGCGGCCGCCAAACATGATTTGTTCGACGCTCTCGACGAGCGAGACGATCACGAATTGTTGGGAGTTCGGCGGCGCCACTTGGTACCACACCCCGCCCGGCATGAGCCCCGCGAGCGTCGCGTCGGCGCCGAGGTACCCGATCACGGCCCGATCGATCGCGCTTGAATCAGGCAATGCGATCCTCGTCGTCCATGTCGCCGGACACGATAAACCCCATCCCCTGGAGCATCGCCTTCAAGGCGTCGTACTGTCGGCGCGCCCAGTCGTACGCGAGCGGCACAAAGATATGTTTCGGGGGCTCGGCGCCGCGGTTCGCGCCCGTCTCGACGTGGCGCGCCATGGTGCCGTGGTCGTAAATCCACGCGAGCGGGTGCGCGTTGCGGACTTTCGCGAGAATCCGATAGCCGTCCGGCTGGATCGTCGACTCGAGCCGCGCCGCCAGGGCCGCCGCCTCGAGGGGATACGCCGCGGCGATCGCGGCTTTGGCGCCTTCCACGTGCTCGGTGACGATCGCCTCGGCGTCGTGCATGAGGGTATCCGGCCACCCGGCCCACTCGTCGAGATCGAGCCCCTCAAAGTACAAGCGGTTCATGCGATCACTTCCACGCAAAACAACCGGAGCTCGATGTTGCGTTCGTCGAGGTTGTCGATCCCGGTGACGTTGAACGTCCGCCCGTTGAACGTGACGACGGTTTTCGTCGTGACTTGCGGGTGATAGGGAATCGTCACCAGGCGCGTCGCGATCGGGACCACCGTCGCCGCCGCGAGATATTCCTCGTCGCGCCCTTTCGGCTCGCGGATCTCGCCGCGCACGCCGGCCGGATCGCACGGGGCCAACCCGCCGCCGGTAAACCCGCCGTCGCCGTCGGGCACGAGCGGCGCGGGGTTCTGTAATGTGATCCAGTGGATCCGCCGGCCCGCCGGCGTGGGCAACGCGAGCCGCGCGTTTTGGGAGAGCGCCGGGCTCATGCGACCACCGGATCGCGCGTGCGCCGCAACAAGTTGACGACGACATCAGAAAAATCCTGGCCGGGTGTCCGCATCGGGCCGGCGACGTTCAGATCATCCCCGCGAAACCGCCAGAGCTCGCCGCACTGCAACAGAATCGCGGCCAGGACAAACCCCGGCGGCGTCACGCTCCCATCGAGCCATGTCGCTACGATCGGCCGCCAATAGACCGTCGCGCCGACGTAGTCGAGGATCGCCGCTTCCGCGGCGTCGAGCTTGAGTTGGAGATCGGGATCGCCGGGATCGTTGGCGACAATCGGGATCAACAAATGATCCTTGACTTGCGGGAGCGTGACGAGCGTGGCCATTAGTGGCGCGCTCCGATCGCGCTCGTCGTCGCGTCCTTGCCGTCGCGCCCGCGTTTGACTTTCAACGTCCACGCGGCCGATCCGTCGCCCGGTTTCGCCGTCGTCGTTGTGTTGGCGTGCCACTCCGATCCGCTGTACGTGACACAGTCGCCGCGCTCGTAGGTTTTGGTCGCGGCCCACACGTCGCGATAGATCTCACAGGGGAACACGACGACGCCGAGATCTTTCACCCGGTCGCCCTGGACGGCGCGCACGGTGATCCGCCGTTCGCCGTCGTGCAACAGTTCGAGAT